AGAGGCTTCAGCCAGCTTTCTCCCTGTTCAGTACTGTGGGGTAGTCTGTAGCAGTCTTTAAGATGTATCTGTTCTGACCCCAGGGTTTTTAATAGTAACTGTATTGTATATTGTATCCCTGATTAAAATTTTCTGGTACAACAGTAACCAGTGCGCACAGTTAGAACCCGCCATTTAGGCGGGTAGTAAAAATAGTTTATAACAGTTTGGTAACAAAACGTTCGTTTTGGTCCTTTGAACGGATTAATACTATATAGAGACTGTTTTTTAAATAGTTACTTCGCAGGTCTTTTTATTAGACCTGCTCAGTAACCAGTTACAAATACAGTTACAGACTGTAACAAGCATAGGACACCTATGCCTACTGAACGGGACTTATGACTTTTCAAGCTGGGGATAATAATAACCAAAGGAAAGCTTCAGCAGAGGCAAAAACAAAGATGCTGGAGATGGTAAGGGGTGGGTCATCCCCACACCAAGCCATGATTGCTTTGGGCAAGAAACCAGACACAGTGAGAATCTGGTGCCTTCGGGATAAGAAGTTTGCTTCAGACCTGGTAGAGGCAAAGGAATATGCCAAGTCCTCCTCCCTAGAAGCGTTGGGGGTAGACAAGGCGACTATCCCCTTCGCTCAATTTTCTAAGACTTTCCTTGACCAGCAAGTTTTCCCTCATCACCAGAACTGGATTGACCTCCTTGAGGGGAGGGAACCATCCTGGCTACCTGAAGGAATTACCTACGAGCCCGGGGAGAAAACCCGGCTCCTAGTAAACGTACCACCGGAGCACGCTAAGAGCACGGTGATTACGGTGAATTACGCAACTTACCGCATCGCTCTTGACCCAAATGTCCGAATCATCATTGTATCTAAGACCTTGGTCAAGGCACGGGAATTCGTGTACGCAATCAAGCAGCGCCTCTCTCACCCTAGGTGGTTAAAACTCCAAACAGCATTCGGACCAGAGGGTGGTTGGAAGCAGGACGCAGACACTTGGCGAGTTGACACGGTCTACTTGGGGGGCGATGCGCGTAATTCATCTGAGAAAGACCCCACGATACAAGCCCTAGGTATGGGCGGACAGATTTACGGCGCACGCGCCGACCTCATTATCCTTGATGACTGCATTACTACCGCAAATGCCCATGAATGGGAAAAGCAGATAGATTGGTTACAAAAGGAAGTTATCACCCGTTTGGGTAAAAATGGTAAATTGCTGGTAGTAGGGACACGAATTGCGCCGAACGATTTCTACAAAGAGCTCAGGGACCCGAAGCATTGGTCTAATGGGCGTACTCCTTTTAGCTATATGGGGATGCCTGCGGTACTTCAGTACTCAGAAAAGCCTAAAGACTGGCGAACGCTTTGGCCTAAGTCGGATACTCCATGGGATGGGGACTCTGATGTACCTGACGAAGAGGGGCTCTTCCCCAAGTGGGACGGACCAACCCTTGCCAAGCGCCGAGGCGAAGTCACGCCCTCAACGTGGGCGCTGGTTTACCAGCAAGAAGACGTCCAAGAAGACTCCATCTTCCCGCCAGCCCTGGTACAAGGAAGTCTTAACGGGGCTCGGAGACGCGGACCTCTAAAGCCAGGAGCAATGGGCCACCCCGATAGGGTGGATGGCTACACGATTATTGGCTTTGACCCTGCTATGGGCGCTGGCCACGCAGCCTTTGTGGCTCTAACGTATAACCGAGCCGATGGCCGTATCTATGTTCTTGACTGTTACAACATGTCAGACCCTACCCCGCAGAAGATTCGCCAGCAGATTGAGGAGATGGTACTTAAGTATCGCCCTCAAGAGTTCCGAGTTGAGATTAACGCTCACCAGAAGCACTACTCCTTGGACGAAGATTTACGCCAATGGCTTTCGGTCTATGGCACAAGGCTAGAAGCCCACTTCACTGGCAAGAATAAGTGGGATACAGAACTTGGTGTGGCAAGCATGTCGCCACTTTTTGGCTCTGAACGAGACGGCAAGTTCCAAAAGAACAACGTAATAGAACTTCCTTCTACCGATGGGTCTGAGGGAGTAAAGGCTCTCATACAACAATTGATGACTTGGAAGCCAAACACAAGAGGTAAGACTGACTGTGTAATGGCTCTCTGGTTCGCGGTGTTAAGAGCCAGAGAGCTAATGCAGCAAGGTAGCCGTATCAGCATGTATGCCAACAATCGCTGGGCAACCCGAGCTCAGAATAGAAACCGATTCAGCGTAAACCTAGATGAGGCATACGCAGAGCAATGGCAAGAAACTTACCTATAGGAGCAGAATGAAAAAGCCAGCAAAAAAGAAAACGCTTAATGATTTTCTTAAAAAGGGTATGCGTCCACCAACCAAAGGTAAGAAAGCTCCACCAGATTACGATGTAGTTACCCCTGATATGGGATACACAAAGCCAACTAAGAAGAGCCAACCAAAGAAGATTAAGAAGAAATAAGGAACTAACATGCCAGCACCTAAAAAAAATCCAGTAAGTTCTATTGCAAAAAAAGTAGCTCAAAAAGTTACTACTGGTAAAAAAAAATCTATAGGAAAAGCAGAAAAATTAATTGCTATGTCAAATGAAGAATTAATGGCTTATATAGACGAAGGCAATAAATTATCAATAGCAGACGTTGTAGATACAGCTAGACTGCGCGGAAGTAACAAAAAGTTAGCAAAAGGACTGGTTAAGCCAAGAGGTTCTTACGATGCAATTTATAATCCAAACATGACTAAAAAAACAGTCCGTAAAAATGTTAAATCAACTTTTGATTCTGGAAAAGCTGCAAGTAAAACAACTAAAAGCCGTGCAACTAAAAAGTCTTCAATGCCAGTTAAAAAGAAGAAGTAGGTAACTATGCCACAGCCAAAACCATTTAATCAGGGCCGTAAGGCTGCTGGCAAAAAAGCTGCAGCAAAGAAAGTTAAGAACGCTGCCAAAGCAGCCAAGGCAACAAACGCTATGCGTGGAGCAATCCAACTAGCCATTCCCGTTCCTGGACCTGCAAAGGCCAAGGCTGCTGCTAAAGCAGTAGGTGCCGTTGCCAAGAAGGTAAGTAAGCCACGCAAAGTAGTTCTACTTGCTAATCGTGCTTCAGATGAAACAATGGCAAAGATTGCCAAGAGCGAAGCGATTAAAGCTAACATGCGTCAAGGTGCAGTTAGCCCAGCAGATGTAAAGAAATATGCAGGACGCATTCGGGAAATGCTCAAAGAGACTGACCCAAAGAAGCGTATAGCCATGTCCAAGAAAGTTGTTAGAAAAAAGTCCAAGTAAGGAACTTAATTGTTATCCATTGAACAGATTGCAGCTAGGGTAGATTCCCTAAAGCATCGTTCGGCAGAGCGTGACGCACGCGCTAATGATGTACTTGCCGTCCGACAAGGAAAAATTACTGAGGTTTACCCAGACTTTTTCCCAGAAGGTGTTGACGCTAACGTAGTTGCTAACTTTATTGACATTGTTGCTAGAGACTTGTCTGAAGTTATGGCACCACTACCAGCGATTAACTGCTCTGCAGCCAACCAAACCTCTGACCGAGCACGCGCATTTGCTGATAAGCGTACTCGGATTGCTGCAAACTATTTTAATCACTCAGAACTACAAGTTCAGATGTATCAAGCAGCAGACTTTTACATCACATTCGGTTTCGTTCCATTCATTATTGAGTTGGACGAAGAAGCAAAGTTGCCACGCATTAGGGTAGAAAGTCCAATAGGTGCTTATCCTGAATTTGACCGCTACAATCGTTGCACTGCTTTTGCTAAGCGCTATCAAATTCCGCTTGCGGAACTGGTAGCTCAATTCCCTGAATACCAATACGAACTGCTAGGCCGTGAAGGCTACAAGCAAGACATGAATGTTGTGCTTGATGTTGTTCGTTACTATGACAAAGACCAGTCAGTTGTCTATGTTCCAAGTCGTGACAACATGGTCTTGTCCCAAGCCCGTAATCTAATTGGCAAGATGAATGTCATCGTTGCTAAGCGTCCATCAATTGATAATGAGATGCGTGGTCAATTTGATGACGTGCTTGGAATCCAGTTGCTCCGCAACCGATTTGCGTTGCTTGCTATGGAGGCAGCAGAGAAGAGCGTTCAAGCTCCGATTGTTGTTCCTATGGATGTTCAGGAAATGCAGTTTGGTGGAGATGCGGTTATCCGCACCACTCAACCACAGATGGTTCGCCGTGTAGATATCAATCTACCTCAAGGCGCATTTAGCCAACAAGAACTTCTTGGTCGTGAACTACAAGTTCTT